CTCTGTAAGAATGCTATCAAACTCTTTGAAGAGAATGAAGAAGCACAGGATCGTTGGGAGCAGTCACATAAACCTCAGTTTACACAAATGAATGTTACTCTCCTCGCTGAGAAGGAGAATAATAAAGAATGGGGTGTGATACAAAACCAATTAATTACTACAATACAAACAGTATCTGAATATTATATGAAAGATACTGCATGCTCACCATTCTGGCCACCCAAGAATAGTATTGAGCAAATCCGTATGAAAAAGTATGCGGTTGACACTGAAGATCGATTCGATATTCACATTGATGTAGGTGACTATGCTACTGCACGTCGCTTTCTTGTTATGTTTTTCTATCTTAATGATGTAGAAGAAGGAGGTGAGACAACCTTCCCTGCTCTAGATTATAAGGTCAAACCTAAACAGGGTAGTGTGCTTTGTTTCCCTCCACTATGGATGTATCCACATCTAGGAGAGCAACCTATTAGCAATGACAAATACATTATAGGCACATATTTACACTATCAATAATGCCAGGTATAGAAGAAATTGTAATCAGTAATCTGATAACAAATCCAGATTACATGAGGAAGGTTTTACCTTTCGTAAAAGAAGAATACTTTGATGATCTATCGCAGAAGGTGGTCTTCAAAGAAGTTTCTACTTTCATTAATACATACGACAATATTCCAGAGCCTAATGCTATCGCTCTAGAGGTTGAGAAACGTAAAGATTTAACAGAAGATGCTGTCAATAAGGTTTTAGAGATACTAAGTGGACTAGATAAGACGGAGTATAATGAAGAATGGTTGCTCGACACTACAGAGAAGTGGTGTAAGGAGCGTGCCATATACAATGCTCTCATGGAGTCTGTCCAAATTGCTGATGGTCAGGACAAGGCTCGCAATCAGGATGCCATACCGACAATTATGTCAGAGGCATTGTCTGTTTGTTTTGATGACCATGTTGGACACGATTACATTGAGGATTCAGAGTCACGTTATGACTTCTACCACAGGAAAGAAGAGAAAATCCCATTCGACCTTGAGTTTTTTAACAAGATTACAAAAGGTGGGTTACCTAATAAGACTCTCAATATCGCACTCGCTGGTACTGGTGTCGGGAAAAGTTTATTCATGTGCCATATGGCTAGTGCCGTCCTCTTGCAAGGCAGAAACGTACTCTACATTACACTTGAAATGGCAGAGGAAAAAATTGCTGAGCGAATTGATGCCAACCTCCTTGACGTCCCGATCCAACAGTTAAGTGATCCACTATTCAGCAAAGGAAAGTATCAATCTAAGATAGAAAAACTACAAGACAAAACACAGGGTCGTCTTGTCATTAAAGAATACCCTACAGCGTCTGCACATGTTAGTCACTTCAAGTCTCTACTCAATGAGTTGTCACTAAAGAGAGGTTTCCATCCTGAGATAATCTTTGTAGATTATCTAAACATATGTGCGTCTTCGAGATACAAAAATAACATAGTAAATTCCTATACCTATGTCAAAGCAATCGCAGAAGAATTACGAGGACTGGCAGGAGAATTCAACGTACCCATCGTCTCCGCTACACAAACAACGAGGTCTGGTTATGGGAGCAGTGATGTCGAGCTTACCGATACTAGTGAGTCTTTCGGTCTACCTGCTACTGCTGATCTTATGTTTGCACTTATTGCTACCGAAGATCTAGAAGCCATGAATCAAATTATGGTCAAACAGTTAAAGAATAGATATAATGACCCTACAGTTAACAAACGTTTTGTGTTAGGTATTGACAGAGCGAAGATGAGGCTGTATGATTGTGAGCAGAGTGCTCAAGATAATATTCTTGATAGCAATCAAGAAGAATTTGCAACCGATACCAAATCTAAATTTCAAGGTTTTAAAATATGAAGGTTAATCCTGGTGGTTTCGCTCCTACCCCTGAGGTGGATGGTGGAGACGACATTCAAAAGAATGCAGAGAAGTTTTCTAATGCAGCAACTGATGCTGCTGAGAATTTTGAGCAGGCAGCAAAAGATGCTGCAGCACAGGCACCTAAAGATGCCCAAGATGTTGCTAACGATGCACGTTTCAACAGTGCATATAAGACCAAGCAGAGGGTCAAGAAAAAGATGGCAACTGCTGAAGAGAAAGCATCAACAGAAGATCAGTCAATTAAGATTGACTTTGACAGGTATGCTGAGTTTGTAGATCAAACATGCTCTAACCCTAGTAAAGACTATGCTGTATTCAGACAGCACATGGATGAGTTAGAAAAGAAAGGATGTAAGATCAATCGTCTAGACACCGCTGCATCTGGTATCTCAGCAGAGGGTGGAGAGTTTATGGAGATAGTAAAGAAAATTAAATATCAAGGCAAACCATGGAATGAAGATACTAAAGATCATCTTATTAAAGAGTTGGGTGATGTATTGTGGTATGCACAGAATGCATGTGCTGCACTAGACATTCGTATGGATGAAGTTATATACATCAACACACTTAAGTTAGCAGCACGCTATCCTAAGATGAAGTTTGACGAATACTACTCTGAGAATAGAAAGCCAGGTGATATTTAAGATATGGAAGTATAGTCTAGGAAGTTTTGATGATGAGAAAACGAAAGACTATGATAATTATGTGGTCATTGTACGATCTCTTATCTTTATTAGCTATCTCATCACTAATTGTTTTATTATTAGCGGAGTAATCCGCCACTGGAATAATAGATCTGAGTGCGATAAATATAGTTATGGCACGCAAGAAAGACAACGAGCCTCTCTTAGATGGGGAGGGCAACGCAGCAACGCCCTTGATGGCAAACGCAGGATTTCAGTATGAATTCGACGTTATCAGATCGTTGCGTGACAAAGGTTTTGATGTGTCTGACCCTGCAGGTGCAGACAATACAAAGGCAGACTTAGAATTAAAGAAGGCAAGTAGTATAGTAAAGTTTGAATTAAAGGAAAAGTTATCTGCTGACTTTGCTCAGATGAATTTTGATTTTGATACATCAGCAATGAAGTTTACTATTGATAAGACTAAGGCAAGTGCTCAGAAAGAAGCAGCACTTACCATGATAGGCATCGCTGAAAACTTTAATATTATAAGAGAAGCAAACGATCATTGGAAACCTGCAAAGAATACACCTGCCAAGTTTACATTAAAGAATGATGCGACTCTACAACAACGTAAGAAAGGTCTTGAATTAGATATCAAAAGATTTCCAGACAAGTATCTGGCAGAAGGTCGTGCAGCAGCAAGAGAAGTAGAGACATATTATAATTCAAAGAGCACCTTTTACATACAGATAAAAGGAAAAGGACTATATTATATGGGTAGAGATCCAGAAGGATATGGATGCCCACGCTTCTCTGACTCAGTATCCAGTAGTAATATTAGAATTCGTCTTAAGACTAACTCCAAGTCAAATGCACGATGGTCGTTTCTAATGGCACTTAAAATAAATAACATACGTCCAAGTAACTATGACTTGGATGGTGAGACTGCCTTCTTATCCAAATAAATAAGTGGCACACTACTTTCCCATTACATACAAAAGTATAGTATTATAGAAGTATGGCAAAGAATACTCATTTGGAGCACTTGGAAGATGACATTTTTAATACTGGTTATTCTGGTGCAATCAATAGCATTAACTTTCTAGAGTCTCTTCGTGATATGCTCACCGCAGGAATCGGTGGAGGTAACACGAAGGTCACTGTGAAGTGGGATGGTGCTCCTGCTGTTGTGTGTGGTAAAGATCCACAGACAGGAGAATTTTTTGTTGGCACAAAGTCAGTCTTTAATAAGACGACACCTAAAATAGGATACAATGAAGACTTTATCGACTTTCACTATGAAGGTGCTATCAATGGAATCCTCAAGCAATGCTACAAGCAACTCAAGAAGCTCCCGATTGATGGCATACTACAAGGTGACCTCCTTTATACTTCTACCCCTCCTCTTGTTACCGTTAATGGTAAGCGAGGGTATAGATTTAAACCAAATACAATCACTTACATTGTAGATAAAGAAAGTGAGATGGGTGCTAAGGTAGCAAAGTCTACCCTAGGTATTGTCTTTCACACTCGCTACGTTGGTGGTAGCATGGATTCATTGTCTGCAACATTTGGTGCAGATGTTAAGGGTCTACAGGGTGTCAAAGACATTGCAGTATTCTCATCTGAATTTACCAATGTAAATGGTCTCGCAAACCTAACCATTAGCGAGAAAAATAACATCAACAATACTATTAGACAAGCAAAGACTAATCTCAGGTCTGGTAAAAAGTTTCTAGACGTCATAGTCAAGGACAAATCCAGTATGTCACCTGCATCTATGTTTAAAATCTACTTCAACCAAGTTATCCGTGAAGGAAAGATCCCTAACACGTCCAATCTAATGGCACAGGGGTTTATTAAGTTCCTAGATAACAGGTATAAGAAAGAGATCATCAAGAAAAAGACGCAAAAAACTCAAGATCAATGGGAAAAGCGTAGATCTGACTCTGTTTCTTTTCTAAATAGTAACAAGACTATCATGTTTTCTGCACTCAGTGGGTTTAGAAACCTCATGGATGCAAAGAATATGGTTATAAATAAACTCAAAAAGATAGAAGGTGTTGGCACCTTCCTTGAAGACGAGTCAGGTTATCGTGTAACAAGTCCAGAAGGATTTGTTGCTATCAAAGATGGCACTGCTCTTAAACTTGTTGACAGACTAGAATTTAGTCGTGCCAATTTCACCGTAGCTAAAGACTGGGGCTAATGCGTTTTCTAGATTTCATTAAAGAAGCAAAAGAGACTACTACCAAGAAACCCTCACCATCCGCGAAGGGTCAATCTTCTAGTACAAATAAAAAAAATGATGTTGACCCCCACGTTGCAATTACTTTTGGCAGGTTTAATCCTCCTCATGCTGGCCATGGTAAGTTACTCGATGCTGTTAGATCTCACGGAGGTGACTCGGGAAACTACCGAATCTACCCTAGCAGATCCCAAGACCACAAAAAGAATCCCCTCAACGCAGACCAAAAAGTAGGTCACATGCGTAAGATGTTTCCTCAGCATAAAGATAAAATCCAAAACAATGAGGCACACCGTAATATATTTGACATCCTTAAGGACTTGAATGACGAAGGTCATAAACATGTCACCATGGTTGTCGGTGATGACCGAGTAAAAGAATTCGATTCACTTACAAAGAAATACAATGGAGTCCACTATGACTTCAATACAATAAACATTAAATCTGCAGGAGCAAGAGACCCTAAGTCTAAAGATCCTATAGAAAAGTTATCAGCATCTTCTATGCGTAAGCATGCAAGTGGTGATGACCATGACTCATTCCATGCAGGGATGCCTAAAGGTATCAGCAAAAAGCATAGTCAACAGATGATGTCAGATGTGAAGACAGGAATGACACCTCCTCCTAAGAAATCTAAGAAGAAAGATGTCAAGGAGTGGTTAGAAGAGTCGCTATGGGAGATTGCACCTAAACTAGACTACGAAAACTTCCGTGACTTCTATATGCTCAACCACATATTTAAGGTTGGAGCACTTGTAGAGCATGATGATACAGGTTTGACAGGACATGTTGTGCACCGTGGCACAAACTACGTTGTATTCCAAATGCCAGATGGTAGTGAGCACAAAGCATGGTTACAACACATCACTGAGAGAGAAGATCAATCAAACTATTCTGCCGATGATGGTAGTGGTAACACATGGAAGGTAGGCACTGATGAGTATCGTGCAGCAGTCCAAGCAATGACACCTGGTCAAGCAACAATCAAGTTTTCTGACTTTAGAAAGAAGTCAAAGACTAAATAATAATACGTTTTAACGACTAATTCTCTGTAAAGCAATGACTTTAGATATAAAAGTATCTGCTGCACTGATGAAGTATACCTTCTTAGAGCAGAATAAAATCTTCGATGCTATTGAAACTGGCACTATTGATAAGTTAACTAAAAGACTTGAAATAGGTGCAGAAACTGTCATCGATATACTTGATACACATGAAGTGATAGTAGAAGGATATGGGGGATTCCCTGTTGAAAAGGAAGCTATCGCTAAGAAGAAGGAAGAGTTTAAAAGAGATAGAAACGTTGGACGTGTTGTCTCCGCAGGTGGAGATCAGATGCTTGTCACTGGTCGTAAGTCTGATGGTAGATATATTGTTATGGGTAAGGATGGTCGTAAGACTGCTAAAGATGCAGTTGATATTGGTGTCACCGCTAAGGAAGAAGTGGTTGGTATTGATATAGCTGACCTTCACGAGTCCATGAAACAAGCTCGTGCTAATGTAGGTGCCAAGACATGTTGGAAAGGCTACAAGGCAAAGGGCACTAAGAAAAAAGACGGAAAGGTAGTACCTAACTGTGTTAAGGAAGAAGAGATCGAAGAGAAGAAGGGTCTATGGGATAACATCCATGCCAAGCGTAAGCGTGGTGAGAAACCTGCTAAACCAGGTGACAAAGACTATCCAAAAACTCTCGATGTCGAATCATTCAAACTTGATATCAAATCCAAATACAACTGGCGAAGTAATATCAAGGGAGATTTATAATGCAACCTACCAGTAAAACACCTGATAGAAAAAGTGACCTAAAGACTGTTACTAAAAAAGGTATTACAGTTAATCCAAAGAAGGAAGACCTCATGAAAGAAACCATGAAAGCAAAACTTAATGCATCTATGGACGCATTAAAAGAAGCTGCAAAGAAATCTGCTAAGGGTAAAACCAAAGGCAAGGTAAAACGTTGGTGGGATGATGACGGAGATGGAATTGGATATGAGCCTCATGAAGTAAAGAAAGAGCATCATGAAAAAGATGCTGAAGGCAATGTAATCCCACATGATGAAGATGACAAAGTTGCTAAAGACGTCATCAAAGAAAGAATGAGAGAGAAAATGATCTCTCTAACTCAAGAGCATGATGCTGAGGCTGCAGGTCTCAAACCAAGTGAGTATAAAAAGTTATAAATAAGGTACCACGCTTTATAAAATCATGTTTAGCTTTTTAATGCCCCTTGCATACAAGGTTATCGATTCTGCTGTTGCTAAAATTCCAGACGACGCAGAACTTGGCGAAAAATTAATCGATATCTGTCTACTTATCATCGGTAAGGCAGTAAAACTTACTAAGACTACAGCAGACGACGCTCTCTTTGAGAAAGTTAAGGAAGCTTTAGAGTCAAAGTAATATAAATAACATATAGATGAAACCACCCGTACTATAGAGAACAATGGCTGTATTTGGACTAATCGATGCGAAAGCAATGGGCACTGCCGTAGGAGTAACCAATGGCGATGCTACCGTAACAACTTCTGGCGACTTCACGTCTGCCTCTGACAACCTTGTCAAGGTAGGAGATGTGTTGGACTTATCAGGTGTTTCTTACATCGTAAAACAGGTAACGTCAGCGACTGCTCTAGAGTTACACAAGGTATACGCAGGATCAACTGCAACAATCGCAGCAGGATCAGCAATCAGGAGGACACCTCCCAAGGCAGTAGCAGAATATGTTATCAAGGGTGGCGATAGCATTTCTAATTACAGTCTTGTTTTTGTTGACGACACTGAGATGACTAAGGGCACTAATGAGTCTAGAGGAATTTCAGGACCAGGTTGGTGGTTGTATCGCACATATCTTACACACAATGGTGACACACGTCACAAGGCAGAATGCCTAGCATTCACACACGCTACTGCATCAGCAGCAGGTGATGCATCTGATGACACAATCGTTGCAGATGTAGTTGAGGTAATCACAGTTGGCACACAACCTGCTAACTCTACATCCTCTAGTGGTGCTGGTACATTCGTTGCAGCAGCAACTGTAGACCAGTCAGGTACTATCTCTTACAAATGGCAGAGGCAGACAGCAACTGCTACTACTCGTTGGGTAGATGTAAGTGCTTCACTTGATACTGGTATCACATATGCAAACTTTGCTACAGCAACTCTTGCATATAGTGGACTTGGAGGCACTACACTTAACGGTTACAAGTATAAGTGTATTATCACTTCAAGCAAAGGTGCCGTACAGAAAGAAACTGACGGTGCAGCAACTATCACATTCGGTAGTTAATAAATAATCTCAGGTATTCCTGATCTTCGTAATGCATTTTGAAAGTCTAACAGATAAGAATCACTTACTGTTCGCCATCAAGCACTATAACAACCCACAGTCGGTTACCGTAGATGACTTCATGGAGGACATGAAGAAATTCAAATACCTTAAGCGTTTGCTTAAGAGATACTTGAAGACTGGGACATTACGTACAAATTTAATAATCAATCACCTGATCATTTTATTCAATGTTTTTGATGAAGCAACTATACCGTTGCTAATGTATAAACTAGAGCGAGAATATTGGTCGATCTTAAAAACTTTTCTAATATTTTTAGACAGGTATCCAGAGATCAATCAGGGCTCATTGAATGAAGTTGATTTGGATATGGATGTATACGATACGCTCACTGCAATAGAATGATTAACGAAGACGCCCCAACAATGAGTGCAGGCACTGGTGGATTCTCTGGATCTGCTAATGCAAGTGGTCCTGTGGCAGGC